ATATTATTTAAATCAATTAATTTACCAAATTGATCTAATAAAGTTATTTTTATTTTTTTTAGATCGACCGGTCCAGTATATTGCCTTGTTTTTGTAAATGAAACAGAATTATCCGGGACATCATTTATATTTAATTGAAATTTTCCATTATATAAATATATCTTACCAAGTATATTTTTACTCATATTAGAACCATTAAAACATACAATATTATTATTATTTGTATTGTAATTGTAATCTTCTAAACAAAAATAAATATACCTATCACCACCACCATCGAAAATTCCTTCAGAAATAAGAGTACCCTGTTGTTTAAGATAATTACCATATCTAAATCCTAATATCCACCCGGTAGTTTCATATATATTTTTTGTATTTTGGGCAGCAAATGTAATATCATAACTAAAATTATATTTTGCTTCTCCTGTAATAATAAATTCACTTTTTAAAGTCGTTTTATTAATCCTAAATCTTAAGTTTTCTAATCCATTTGTATTACTTGATAAATAAAAATATTTTTCATTTAATATACTTTCTAATTTATTTACATCATAATTTCCTTCTGGTATTATAATATTATAAATTGAGTTTTTTATCTTTATATAAAAAATATTATTTTGTTTTTTATCAGAAAATAAATACCAGGAGTTTGGTATATCCAGAGATGTTAGAGATATTGCTGTAATATTTTTTATTTGTATTGGTATTGTATAAATAAAATCAGTAGATTTAGTTTTATAGTAATCATCTCTAAACATTGAATTTAAATGAATATTTTGATAAGTTACGTTTCTTTTTACTTTTGTAACAATACCTGGTTTTATTTTTTCCATTAAATATTAATTAAAAATTAATTCAACATATTTTACACACAGTTAAAAGAAGAGGATTACATTTTATATCTTCAAATGTAATAAACGATTTACAAGGAGTTTTATATTTAAATATTTTGTTTATTGAAACAGGATATACATTTTCATTTGAGTCAATTGAATCAATAATTTGTCCATCAACACATTCGCCTATATTATCTTTATCATAAACAGCTAAATTAATTGTATCACCGATACAATATGTTATATCAGTATTGGTTAAAAGTTCTATACATAGTTTTGTTTGATCAACATATCCGATTTTATTAAAACATTCATAATACTTGGGAGAAACTTTTATTCTTATTTTAAATAAAATATTATTTTCACTATCTTCATCTAATTCTTTTTTACAAATATTATTGCAAAATTTATCACTTGGTACTATCATTTTTTTTAAAATATTAATAGGTCTACTATAATAATGATCGGATTCAAACTCCCAATTATCAATATCAGATAATGCTATATTATTATTTTTATTATAAAAATCACTATATAAAAATCGTAATGATTTAATACAACCTTTAGCATAAGTGCTTGTTAATGTTGCATCACATGGATTATTTATTAATTTATTTAACAAATTCTTCGGTATTAATTCTCTGCCTGTATCTAAATCAACTAAATAATTAAATCTAACTATAACATCTTTTATAAATTCATTATCGTTTGTAAATACAACAGAAACTCTAAATTTTACAATAGAATTTTCAAATAAATTTAAAGTATTTTCTGAAATAATACTTTCAAGTGCTTGTGTAAATGTTAAAGAACAACATACATTACAAATACTAAATAAATAACATATTTTTAAAAGTTGTTCTGTTAATTCAATTCTAGAACAAGGAGTCCAAAAGTTTGGACAAACACCTAAACCAGATTCTGGAGAAGAATATGAGGAAAAAATAGAATCTTTTAAATTAAATTTCAATGAATCGTCGTATTCATCTTCACAATCGCGCATAACAGACTGATCCTTAAAACTAATATAATCAATTAATTTTTCAGAAATAAGTTTATTATGACAACTGCTTGAGTAACTATAACCTGTTTGTTTTGTACCAGTTAAAGCACCTTTATTATTGTTTACACAAAAATTATTATTTATACCATTTGAATAAAATAATCTTAAAAAATTTTCAACACTTAGTACAGGTGTTTTAGATAATAAATCATAAATAGGTACATCATCATCTATTTTATATGGTTGATTTAAATCTTGTGCTAAAACAGCAATATCAACTATAGCTTTATTTGTCATTACTAATAGTTAACATTTTTTCATTTATGTAATCGAAACTTAATTTTTCTATAGGCGTTTTTTCAAGTATATTTTTTATATTTTTTAATTTACTATCATCTTGTGTAATACGAGTTTTTGGTCTCCCGTAAATAGAGTAATATATTAAATATTCCGGCGATAAATCAACTCTAAACAATTTAACTCTCAAATCACCTTCTTTTCTTTGACTGTTTCTTATTTTTTGTAATTCTTTCAAATCACTTATATTTTTTTGAATATATTCTAAGAGTCTTATATAATAAGTATAATCTCCAGGCATTTTTTTTAAATGTCTTAAATACATTGCTATTAAAACACTATTTTTATCCACCATTCCTATATTTTCTGAACACAAAGGTATTAAAAACATATTAATAATATTATTTTTAATTTTGTCAACTAATGGAACATTGCTATTTTTTGTTTCAAGACTTACACCAAGTAATGAAAAATCACTTGATTCGTCATTACCAAAAAAACTAATGTTTGTTCTAGGCATTGTTTAACATTGATTAGATAAAATTAATTTTGAATTTAAATAAATTTTTGGAGTAGATAATTTTTGAAGAACTTTATTACTACAACTGTCATTTTCGTCCCTTGGACAATAGTTTATATAAAAAGAATCCTCACAGCATTCATTACAATTAACTTTAATATTTCCATTTTTTTTATAATTTTTATCAACGGTTATTGGTTTACAACATGGATTTCTTAATACTATTTCTTCTCTTGGATTATTACTATAATTTACATATGTAAATGGAAATTCATCACTTTGTGATGGTGATGTTTTTATATCTTGATTTAAAATATTTACCATTGATTCTGCTTTAACGGCAGACATATATAATTCATAACTTGCAGCATTTTTTAATTCATTCTCGCATATCCTATAGTTATTATTACAATTGTTTCTTATATTCTTGAGTATCGTCAAGTCCCTTTTCTCTTGAATTAATTCACTATTTGTTAGTGTATTAATGCTTGATTTTAAATATGACATTTATATATTATTAATATTATACTTTTGAAACAATATTATTCTCTTCTTTATCAACAAATAAATCAGAAGTACCATTAAATTCTTCTAAATCAAATATTGTTTTTTTCTTATTATTATCATTAGTAATATCATTTATCATTTTTTCTCTTTCTTCTTGATTCATTTCGTATATATTTGTTGTTTGTAACTTATTACAAATATCGGGTTTTATTAATAAATCATTTTTTTTAAATTTTTTATTAAATAACGCAAGAATAGATTTTATAATTTCAGGAGAAACTTCTATTAATCTATCATATTCTTCACTATACATTTTAATTGCAAGTTTTGAATCTATACGGTCGAGCGGGTGTCTAGATAATTCGGTTTTTATATTATTATGATATTTACCCCAGGATAATGTTGCAACGCGATGACCTTCATTTAATTCGGAAATTTGTAAAAAGTTATAAATGGTTGTTATAATACCGGCAATAATAGATAATGTTCCTATGGCTATTACAGCATAATCTTTTATGTCGTCTGAAAAACGTTCTTGTGCAAAATTAGCAGTACCTGTTAATGTTGAAATAATAATAACTGGTATTGTATACCATGCATTTTTTGTTTTAAATATTTGTCTACAACGAGAATGCATCCATTGATAACATAATGCTTTGTCTGCCCATTGTCTAATTATATTTTCTTCTTCTTGTTTCCAATAATTTCTAACATTAAATTCTTCATCTTCCATTTATATTATATATACAATTTTATAATATTTGAATCTAATATATCCTTTAAAATATTTTCTGTTACTTTATTGAAATAATCTATCGTATTTGAAAATGTTTCATTGCATTTTTTATATTCGAGAAGCAGTTTTTCTTTTTTATAATAAATATCTAACTCATATACATTATTATGAACATTGTCTTTTAAACTCACTGTTTTTGTTTCTTCGATAAAATCAGTAAACAAGTCAATAAATTCTTTAATTAGAGGAAGATTATTAAATAATATATCAATATTTTCATTTAATATTGCAAAATTAACTGTTTCAATTAATTTTATTTTTTTTATTTTTTCTAAAATTTCTATTTTTTTACTATGGGGTTCATACTCAAGACTGTTAAGTATTTTTAAAATTTTTGTTGTTTCACCAATTAATTCTTGTATTTCGTTTGAAAATGTATCAAGAACAATATTTATTAAACTATTAATATAAATATGCTGGTTTTTTAAAATATTAATCTGCAATATCAAATTACTATTTGTTGAGTCTTGTGATAACAACTTGTTATCACTTATTATATTTAAATTTTTTTCACTTTTATTAATTTTATCTTTAATTTTTTTTATTTCATCGCATATCAAATTAAAATTATCTTTTATATTTGTAATAATTTCACTTGTCATATATATTATATATTGTTATTTTTTCTTTTTTTTTGTGGATGATCGTTTTACTTTAATTTTGGGTCTTCTACACGTCTTTGGTGTTCTTCTTTTTTTTTCTTTCTCTTTCTTTACTCCTTTCTCTTTTTTTAAACAATCCTCATCATCGCTATAACTTTCATTGTGGTTTTCGCCATCACTTTCATTATCAATATCTTCATTATTTTCAAACAACTCCTTTAAAAACTGAATTAATCTTTCAAACATTATATACTAAATGTAAATTTTAACTCATATTTTTCCTTATTAACAAATTGAAATAAATATTATAATTTATATATATATATAAATCACAATGAACAAAAACTTACCCCCCCCTATTACAGAGTCATTGCATACAGTAAATTTGACACAAGAAGAAAAAGAAAAACAAGTAATTGATATAATTAACTCCAGAGTAATTTGTATTGGATCTTCATCAAGAAAGATAATTGGACAAGATGATTTAGATTTTAAATTATACAACGATGAAAACGTACTTTCATCGGTACAAATGGAAGGTTCTTTGCTATTAAATATGGAATTTCCATATAATGATATTATATGCAATAAAGAAATCAATATGTGGAAAATGATATGTGCTCAAATATATTTTAGAATTTTGTATGATATTATTCCTAATGAAACCTACACAAAAACTACATTTACCAAAATTATAAATATAAAAAGAAGTACCGGTAAAATACAGCGAGCAAGAATTAAAAAGAACGCTGGATTTAGAATATCAAA